TTTATTACTAACTATACAGAGTTCAGTACCACATTTGGTGGAATTAATTATGAAAAATTTATAGGGACAACAATACCTAAATATGAAGCTTCATACATTGCAAAATCATATTTAAGTGAATCAAATCAATTATACGTAACAAGAGTTTTAGGGTTATCAGGTTACGACGCAGGACCATCTTGGTCAATTACAACAATTTCAAACCCTGACCCAACAACATTAACAGCGACTGGTACATCTGCGGTTTCTTATATTAACTTTACTGGTACTACATCAGGAGTCACATCGGTAACACCACCAGCATCAATTGCAGGTGTATACTACGAAACATATACAGATTTTAATGGAGATACTGACTCTATTTCAAATCAAGTTTCAAGTTTAATTTTAAATGAAATTCAATATCGTGCAACAAATAACTCAACTTCAGGAACTACCGCATTATTTTTTGGTAGTGTAAGTTCAACAACATTTAACTCAGTTACAGGAGCAACCCCTAACCCTGCCGGAGTTACGGCGTATACTGAAGGTTATGGTGTCGCTACTATTATTGCCGACAGTACTACTGATTTTACTGACCCATTAAACGACCCTTGGTTTTACAGTAATCAATTTAGTTATTATCAAGATGCTAATAATGTTGGTCACTACAATGCTTATGGTTTTGGTTTAGTACTTAGTGGATCCGTAAGTAGTTTAGGTAGTGGAGTGTTTTCAGGTAAATTAGCGGTATACAACACAAATTATGCTTCAGATGTGTATAATTCATATGACGATGTTGTAGTTGCAACATTTAGATCTAGAGGGATAGCAACATATGTTTCAGACAACGGTCCGGTATATAAGGTTTCGGCAACCACAAATGTAATTTTAGTCCAATCAGAGTCTTCTGGTATGACAAATAATCTATACTCAACATTTAAAATTTCAGGATTAACTACAGACGACAACACAACATTTACTTTCAATGCAAGTATGGATTATACATCAACAAATTTTATTGGAAAAGTGTTTGGGATTGCTAATTTTTCTGACGGTAAAGATATGGACACATTCCCATTATTTGTTGAGGAGTCTTATCCTGCATTTTTACAAGTAGCATACTATGAAAATAAAATTAGAGGATTAAACAGTACTTTAGTTGGTTTACCAGGTTTAAGAAAAAGTCCTAACGTAGGTTCTGTTGCTAATTACTTAGACGAATATCAAACACCTGAAACTCCTTATGTTGTTTCAGAATTAAGAGGTAATAAAGTTTACAGATTATTTAAAATTATATTAATTTCTGATGGTACAAGAGCAAATACACAAGTTAAATTCTCAATTAGAAACGTTTCTTTTGGAAGTGGTACTTTTGATTTGGTTGTGAGAAACTATTTTGACACTGACGCTAACGTACAAATATTAGAATCGTATACTTGTTCTATGGACCCAACTCAAAATAATTATATCGCAAACAGGGTTGGTACATCAAACGGTGAATACACACTTAAATCTAAATACATTATGTTGGAGATGAGTGATGAGGCACCTAAAGACGCACTACCTTGTGGGTTTGAGGGATATACCCAAAGAGTTTACGGTAGTAGTAAACCACCATTTATTAACTATAAATCACTATATTACGGACCTAATCAGGTTATTTATAACCCACCAAGTGGGTCTGTAGGTGGTGGAGATAACACAATAAGATCAAGTGCTAGTGGTGAAAGATTAAATAAAAATTACTTAGGAATATCTGATCAGACAGGATTTGATACTGACTTCTTCCAATATAAAGGTAAACAAGCACCTGTAGGTACACTCGACCAACCTGGAACAGAATGGTCTTGGAGAACACAAGGGTTCCATATGGATAGTGGAGCAACTGTTGTTTTAATAGGGGGTAATTTTACAACATCAGGAGACTCAGCATTCCAAGTAGGAGACGCTAGTTTTCAATCTGACCCAACTAACAACGATAATCCATATTTTAAATTGGCAAGTCGTAAGTTTACATTCTACCCTTATGGTGGATTTGACGGTTGGGACATTTACACACAATCAAGAAGAAACACCGATAGATTTACTTTAGGGGCCTCTGGATGGTTAAAAGGGTCAAGACAATCGGCAACATACCCAACCGCTACGGGTTCAGGGTTATTTAAATTAATTACAGGACCTAACCAAGAGGTGTGGGGTAACACTGACTTTTACGCATATCTATGGGGACAAAAAACTTTTGCAAATCCTGAAGCGGTTGATATTAATATCTTTGTAACACCTGGAATTGATTATGTTAATAACTCAAACTTAGTTGAGGAAGGTATCGAAATGATTGAAAATGAAAGAGCAGATTCAATATATATTTGTACAACACCTGACTATAACTTATTTGTTTCGGGTAGTTATAGTGATGATAATTTATTTTATCCTGATGCTGCGGTTGATAACTTGGACACAACAGGAATTGATTCTAACTACACCGCGACTTACTACCCATGGGTATTAACTGTGGACACTGAAAATAATACTCAATTGTATTTACCAGCAACGGCTGAAGTTTGTAGAAACTTAGCATTAACTGATAAGTTATTTAAACCATGGTTTGCATCTGCGGGTTACACAAGAGGTATTGTTAAAAATTCAATCAAAGCAAGAAAAACTTTAACACAAGATGATAGAGATGTTCTTTATAAAGGTAGAATTAACCCTATCGCTACTTTCACGGATGTAGGACAAGTAATTTGGGGTAACAAAACTCTACAAGTTAAAGAATCTGCATTAGATAGAATCAACGTTAGACGATTACTATTAAGAGCAAGAAAATTAATTTCAGCGGTGGCAGTAAGATTATTGTTTGAACAAAACGACCAAAAAGTAAGACAAGATTTCTTAGACTCTGTAAACCCAATTTTAGATGAAATCAGAAGAGATAGAGGTTTAATTGACTTCCGTGTTACAGTATCAAACACCCCTGAAGATTTAGATTCAAACACTTTGGTTGGTAAAATATATTTAAAACCAACAAGAGCATTAGAATACATTGACATAGAGTTTGTTATTACACCAACAGGAGCGTCATTTGAGGACGTATAAAATAAAAAAGTAAAAAAGATAGATTGGGGGGTAGAAATATCCCCCATTATATATTTATATAAAAAAGTTAATTATGAAAATCGAAAAAAAATTAATTAAGGAGTCTTTAGGTGATTACCAAAAAAGTCCTAAAACATTTTCACAAAAAAAACAAAATATTATTATTACTGAAAAACAGTTAGAGAAATTATTAGAAAAACTTAATAAGTAATGAATATTAAAAAACACGTGTATAACCTTATTAATTATAAAAAATTAACCGAAGGGAATACCCCTATGGTTGTTAAACACGTTTACGATTATGTAAATAAAAAAAAAATTAATGAAGGACTATACACAACACAAAGTGGTGAAAATGAAGTTATTAGACCAGATTTAAAATATTATGCATTTGATTGGGACGATAATCTTATGTTCATGCCAACAAAAATTATTCTAATATCTGAAAATGATGAGGAAGTCCCAATGTCTACCGAAGATTTTGCTGAATATAGACACCAAATAGGTGTTGAACCTTTTGAGTATAAGGGTACAACGATTGTTGGGTATGCTTCTGATTCATTTAGATTTTTTGGTGAACAAGGAGACAAACGATTTGTTGTTGACGCTATGACGGCACCTGTTGGTCCAGCTTGGAACGATTTTGTTGAGTGTATTAATGGTGGTTCTATATTTGCAATAATAACTGCTAGAGGTCACAACCCAAATACCCTAAAAGATGGGATATATAATTTAATTTCTAATAACCACAACGGTATTAATAAAAATACTTTATTGGAAAATTTAAAAAAATATCACACAATGTCGTCCGACTTAAATGAAGATATTGATGAAAAATCATTTAAAGCGGAATATAATGGAAGTGATAGTGTAGATGACTATTTAAATAGGTGTTTAATGGCTCCTGTGTCATTTAGATCTGGTTCAGCAACAAACCCTGAAGAAGGTAAAAAAATAGCTCTAAGACAGTTTATATCACATTGTAGAGAAATGGCTAAAGAACTTGTGGAATCTATTTTGAAAAAAGAAAAAGGGGTTTATTTAGAGGATTTAATTCCTAAATTTAAAAACGATATTGCCAACCAAGAAATTACCCAATCTGTGGATGAGTTTGTTAAACAGTACACAAAAATAGGATTCTCAGATGATGATGAAAAAAATGTAGATAGTATAGATAATATGTTATCAAAAGAATATCCAGAAAACCCAGTATCATTATATTTAACTAAAGGGGGAGAAAAGAAAAAAGTTAAATAATTATTTAAGTAATGTTCTAGTATAAGAATATTTAAAATAAAAATGGAAGTAAATAGAAAAAAAATAAATAACAGATATATATAATAAACAATAAAATTAATTAAAAATAGAAAGACATGGCTGATTTGCTAATGAAAATGCCCTTCACTTATGAACCTAAAAGAAAAAACAGGTTTATTTTAACATTCCCTAATGAGTTGGGCATTAACTCTTGGTATGTTGAATCGTCATCAAGACCTAAAATGAAAATAGGGGAAGTTGAAATCCCGTTTTTAAATACATCAACTTGGGTTGCAGGTAGATTTACTTGGGAAGCGATTGACGTTACGTTCCGTGACCCAATTGGTCCTTCAGCCGCTCAAGCACTTATGGAGTGGGTTCGTTTAACTGCGGAGTCAATTACAGGACGTATGGGTTATGCTGCGGGTTATAAAAAAGACATTGATTTGGAAATGTTGGACCCAACAGGTGTTGCGGTTGAAAAATGGAAACTAATTGGAGCGTTCTTAACTAGTTTTGACGGGGATTCATTATCTTATGACGATGATAAATTAAGTACTGTTAAAGTTAATATTAGAATGGATAGGTGTATTTTGGTTTACTAAGATACTTTTTATATATTTTTTTTAAAACCCATCTATTTTAGGTGGGTTTTTTATTTACATATAACATACTACAATTATTTTTATATTAAAAAGAAAATATGGATAACGCAAATTATTATCAAGAAGTTTTTACATTACCACATGATGTGGTACCACTACCCACAAAGGGGGTTTTTTATCGACCTAAAAAAGAATCATTTAAAGTTGGATATTTAACCGCTGAAGACGAGAATATCTTAATGTCACCAAACGCATCAAGAGAAGGTATTGTTTATACGTTACTAAGAAATAAAATATATGAACCTGGATTCAATATTAACCAACTATTGGACGTAGATGTTCAGGCTATTTTAGTTTATTTAAGAAATACATCATTTGGTTCTGAATATACTTTTAAAGTGATGGATCCGGCAACAGGAAAATATTTTGAAACAACATTAATGATTGATGAGGTTAATTATATTAAACCAAAACATACCCCTGACGACAATGGGTTATTCACAATCTTATTGCCAAAATCAAATAAAACGGTAAAATGTAAACTTTTAAATTTAGGGGACCAAAAAGAGTTAGAAAAAATTAAAGAAGGTTATCCTGACAATATTACAATACCTGTAGTAACTAAAAGACTTGAAAAACAAATCATTGAAATTGACGGTAATGATAATAGGGGTGAGATAGTTA